CCAGTGTTTGTTCCTACAAATGGACTTCCTTGTGCTGTTACATCCCTGTACAGGGTTTGAGTGCATTGCGGAGCATTGGCCGCTGTGATTCCCAACTGATTGGCCGGAACCACTTTCACCTTGCTCGAATCACTGAAATCGGTGATCAGCACCTTGTCGTTGTTTAGATCAACCGTTTCGGAAGTGACGTTGGGAAGCGTGACGACATTGGCGTTGATCGTCAGGAGATCGGTGGGTGCGTTTCCGATCGTGGTGTTGCCGTTTGCTGCAAGATTTCCGGCAACGGTCAACCCGCCGAGGGTTGTCGCTCCAGTGACATCAAGTGTCCCACCGACAGTTGAATCACCAAGGTTATCAAGTTCAGCAACCGTGGTAAGCCCACTGACATTGAGCGTTGCGATGTTTGCGGTGGTTGCCCCGACAGTTGCCAGCGTAGTCGCTCCCGTAACACCTAGGGTAGTCCCGACCGTCGCCGCGCCGGTGACACCCAAGCTGGCCAACGTAGAGGCTCCAGTGACTCCCAGAGTGGTTCCGACGACAGCGGCTCCGCTGGTGGAGACGCTTGAGAGCGAGGTGAGTCCGGTCACCGCGAGGGTGCTGACGACGCTTGTGGCACCGGTGAGAGTGGAGGTACCGGTCACCGAGAGGTTGCCGGGGATCGCCAGATTGCCGCTGAGGCTCGTTGCGCCGGTTACGGTGAGCGTACCACCGACGACCGTGTTACCGCTTGCCGCGGCCACCGTGAGCTTGTTGGCCCCGACGCTGAAGTCACCGGTGCTATTGACCGCGGAGGTCGATAGCTGGAGCGCGGAATCGATGCCGCTGCCATCTCCAACGGCTTTGAGGACAGAGGTCAGCGCGGAGTTGTCGGAGCTTTTTAGTAGGCCAGTGTATGTCGATGCGACGCTACTGCCTGTGAGTGGAGTTCCCATATCAGTTCTTCGGTAGTGCGTACCAACCTGCTGGCAGCGTCACAGTGGACGGCCCCACCAGCTTCTTGTTTGAATCGAATCCGTACACGCTGGCCTTCACAGGCTTCGCGAGCATCACGGGATCACCGGAAGGGACCAGGACCACCTTCGTCTGGCAGCCCAGGAAGATCGGCAACACGAGCAGCCAGATCATCCTTGAGAGGTTTTGGAGCTTGGCCGTGTTGGACATCGGTGGGTGGGGTTGCTCGGATCCAGTCGAGGAATGCCAGGACGATCTGGTAGACCCAGTTCACTCGGGCTTCTTCTCGGCGTCCTTGGCGTCCTTAGCCCAGATCAGACCGATGCCAGCGGTGACCGCTGCGATAGTCGTGGTGATGTCCAGATGGGTGGTCGGATCACCGTCGAACAGGGCTTTAAGAGCCCCACCAACAGCGACCAGGATGGCACCGATGCCGGCGAGAGTGGTCTTGGTGTTTTTCATTTGGAGCGGAATAAGCGATACGCACCGTAGATGGCGCATAGTAAGCCAATCACGGCGGTGACGAGTCGAACGATGTCGGTGAGCCATGGGATGAACGAAACAGCGGTGGCCGCTGCTGCTCCTCCCATGGAGACAATCATCTGATTTGTGTCACCGCCGTGATTTGAGTCCATTTACTCGGATGCTTTTGGTTGGGCTGCTGTGAGGATGATGTCGGCCAAAGGAACGCCGACCTTGGCGTTCTGGTAGCCACCGGCCTTGATGGCGATGTCGATGAGTTGGAGCAGGCTATTGGTCTGCTCCTGAGTGAGTGTGATGGTGATTTCCATATCAGACCGCAGTGTCGGAAACGACAGGCTGATCCGCAACCAAAACCGGCACAGCTTGCTCAACGAGCGGCGGGACGATTTCCACAGGCGGCACCCAAGGCAGCGGCAGACTCACAACCGGCGGGTTGATCTGGTTCTGGATCTGCGCGGTGACGTTCGCTTCGATGGCCGACTTGTCCACGCCGTTGGCGTAGCACCAGTCGAGAACCTGTTCCTGCGTGAGGTCAGGATAAGGAGTGAAGCTGCCAGTCGGCGGAGCGAACGAGCATGAGCCGTAGCAAGTGCCGCTGTAGTTATCCTGCGAGCCGTTGCACCTCCAATCGGCGGTGATGACGACATCGGTGAGAGTGCCTTCGGTCGGCTTAACGAGAAGGCGTTCGATGATCCAGTTGATGGAGATTGTGGTCATGGCTTCAGGGATTGATTGTTGGCCAACTGTTGCTTGTAGGCAGCGACGACATCTCCAGCCCAGACAGCATTGGCGATCTTGACCACTTGCTCCGGTTGACCCGTAAGGTCGTCACCGGGAACAAGACAGTAGCGGCGATAGGTCGATGACTTGACCTTTTCTCCGTCTAGGATCTGGTCCGACAAGCGAACTTGAAGGACGCCGCTGGGAAGAGTCTCGCAGAGCGAGAATATGGTACGTTCGGTGAGTGGCATAGGATTAGACGGTATAAGATCCTGAAATCATGATATCTGCGGAAGAATCAATTCCAACCGCACTTACTGATCCTCCTCCAACTGGATATTGATAAAGAGCAATTGATGTCTCACTGGCTTGCATAAACGCAGTTGCAATGTTTGATGCGGTTAAAGCAAAATTATCAAAAAATCCAATTGTAACAGAAGACTGCGAGTTTGATACGCTCGAAGACGTAAATGGAAGTCCTCCTACAAGAACCCCTCCAGTTCCTGTATGAGCAGTCCATGCAACTCGAAGTTGGAAAGTAACCAATCTTCCAATTTTTGTGTATCGACCAACTTGCGTTGTGTAAGTTCCAGTTCCAGCAGTAGAAGCACCAGAAATAATCGGCGTAAACGTCCCCTCCTCGTAATCGTCGAGCGTGTTCGCATCGGACGAAGCGACTTGAGTTGCGGGGAAGCCAACGCCAGCGGAAAGCTGAATTGCACCACGACCAGCACTCGGCGTAACCCCCACGCCGACGTTTCTCGCTGTATCAATAGTTAAGGCATCTCCACCGTTGGAGATAACAATAGGAGTTGTTCCGCTTCCTCCAAGCTCCACCCTTGAAGCACTTGCAATCAAATATCCAGCGTCAAGACTACCGACTCGCAATCCAAGTATGGCTGACGTAGCCCCTCCAGCCACAACAAGGCCACGTCCAGCAGCACCGTATCCAGTCGCAGTCGTACCAACCAACAGCCCCGTGGAGTTCAGGGTCATGGCGGTGCCAGCGACTCCGCCTACGTTGGACCATGTGGCAATACCAGTTCCAGAAATTTGATGGAACTCAGATCCAACGTTGTTGTTTACGCTAAGAGCATATCCGCCAGTTGCTGAACCTCCGCCAATGCGAAAACCATAACCAGTTGCGCTAGTGTTGTTGAAGTTGCCGATTACATCAGCAGCAACAGCGGTATCAGCTTGGGTTTTCCCAAGAATGGACAACTTGGCTGACCCAAGAGCCGTCAATGTGCCAATCAAAACCCGATCATTCGACGAATCAACCTTCAGCGTACTCGTATCCACCGTCAGATCGCCGGTGATGGTGGCGGAGGCGAGGGTGGCGGTGCCGCCGGAACCTAGGATTTGGTTCACGGTCACCTTCTTCGTGGTGCCGCTTGCCGCCATTGATGTGTCGGTAAGATCGACCATCGGGATGGGGAAGGTTGCTGGGATAATCGGATTAGCTCCGATCGCCGTCAGTGCTGTGATTTTCGTATCTGGCATATCAGTTAACTGTTAGAATGAATCTTCCAAGGTCTTCGGTTGTTACTCCAATAGGACTTGTACCACCCTCAAGCGTCATTACATCATAAGTGCCTTCTGACGCTACGAGATATACAACAGGGTCTCCGGGGTCAAACTCCAGAACAATTGGCTCCAGAGAGTGGTCTGTGACAAGAACTCGACGCTCGACCGGCGGATCAATCGGGGTGACATTCCCACCGGATCCGCTGGACGTTAATCTTGTTCCGAGAGCGAGTGTCACGGCTTAAGAGTTGATCACTCCATTGAAAGCGACCACCTGACCACTCGAAATCTGGAAGCTGTCGATCGGTCCAGGAAGCGTGATACCAGCGGGGATAGTGGCCGACGACCAACTGCCGCTGATGTTCTTTCCGGTGATCGAGGTGAAGGTAGTCGGAGCAATCGTGGTGATCGCAACGAATGGGCCAGTGGTCAACGTGGTAACGAGGACGAGCTGGAACCCGCCGTTACCCATCGAATACTCAGTGGCCAGATTTGAATTTGCGCTCATATATCCCAGATCTTGCGAATTTGATTCTTGCTGAAAGTGCTTTCAAAGCGGGAGCCCTGCCGGTCTTCCATCCGGCTGAATCCCTTCTTCACATGGTCCTTGAGTTCGGCCTCGCGGGCAAAACCGGTGACCCCGAAGCGGGCCACCGGCTGTCTGCTCCAACGCTTGCCATCAAGGACAATGGAATCAGTACCCATCGGAGCGATATGCTCGATGGACTTGCCATTGCTCTCGAAGGTGTAGATCGGCATATCAGGATTCCATCTCGCTGTCGTACTCGGCGACCATGTCGCGCATACCCTTCTCGTCCATAGGGCCTTCCATCTCCATGCCCTTATCCTTCTTAGACTCGTACTCGGCGGGCATACCGTTCACACTGCGGATCTCAACGTAAGCCTCGCCGTTTTCGAGCTTCTTGAGAACACCGCGAACTTCCTCTAGGACAACTTCATCACCAACTTCGGGCATGGCTTGTTGGCCATCCTCCATGTCGGTGGAAAGAGCCTCGACCGGAATAGAAATCATGGGCGCATTGTTGTCAGCCTCATCACATCCGCAAGCGGAATGAGAAGGGGCACCACCGATTGCTCGATGATGCCCCTTTGGGCTGACGGCAATCACCATGATGGTGGCCGTCTTGGATCGCATATTACAGCGTGGAAGCGGTCTTAGTACGATGCACCAAGTACCAGGTCGGGTTACCGGTTGAACCGGTGTTACCAGCGGCCAGACGGAGCGTAGCGAAGTACAGCTTCACACCAACGGTGACGAGCTGGTTCAACGGATCGCTCTTGTCGGGGGTATCAGTGATCACGATCTTCGGAGACAACGGATCATCACCGGTCAGGGCGGGGATACCGAACGCCTCGTTACCAAAGAAGAACGAAGCGATGATGTCAGAGGTGTCGGTCAAACCACCAAGGCCAGTGTTGTTAAAAACGAACTGCTGGCCAGCGGTCGTGATGTTGCCTTGGCTGATGAACGAGTTGGTCTGAGTGACCACGCGGCAACCGTAGATGGAACCCACCTCGCCCTTGTAGAACGGCACACCCTTGTTGCCGTAGTTGGAGGCGTTCAACCAGTCGCTATCGCGCATCAAGTCACGGGCAACGCGGGGATCGGTCGCCAGGACGTAGCCACCGTTGATCATCGGAGCGCGGTTGCGCTTCAGGCGGGTCATGGAATCGAGGACGCCCTCGGCCTTCATCGTGGTGTTGGCCGCGGTATTGTCATCGCTAAGAGCGGTGTAGGTCTGGTTGCCGGCTCCCAGCGTGGCGGGGTTACCGTACACGTTGATACCGCCAGCAGCAGCATTATCGTTACAACGATCAGCGTTTTCGAAGGGACCTGGAGAACCAACAGAACCAGCTTCAGGACCAGTACCCATCGCGGAACCGCTCACCGTGAGGTTGGAACCGATCAGGGTGTTACGAATAATCGTATCAACCCAGAGGGCCATGTCCAGACCGCTGGTCTTGGTGGCCTGCTGCAAGCTGTTGAACAGGTCGGTGGCGCGGAGGATGTCAGTCAAACCGATCACCTGACCATACTGGGATAGGGTCTTGTCGAGCTTGTTCAGCGCGAGAGCGCGGTAGTTGGCCGAGGCGATGGCGGTGCCTTCTCCCAAAGACTGAACACTGCCGATGCTCGGCGAACCGAAACGGAACATCGAGATCGCCTTGTTACCATTGTTCTTGGGGATCGGGGCCTTCATCGAGAACTGATCAAGAATCGTCTCCTGCTGGACGATCGAGAGCAGCTCCTTGCTGAAGTAGTTCTGGAACTGGTTGGTTAGCGTAGTAGAGGTTGTAACTGGCATATTTGAGTTGTGGTTGTGCTATCAGTTGCCTTCCCGGTCGAACTCCCTCGACGCTCGCATGAGCGCATCCCTTTGCTCCTTCATGGATAGCCGGGAGAAATCCTTCTCCTCGGTCTTGAGTTGTCCTGCCGGAACGCTTTTCCCAATAGCGGTCTTCTGCTGGAGCTTACTGAGCTGTTCTTTCAGAGCCTTATTCTCGGACTCAAGCGACTGAGATC